GATAATATGTCATCTAAATACTGAGCATCAGTACCATGATATAGTGTCATTGTCATAATATATTTCTCCTGTTCATGTGGACACATTACACCTAAAGTATCTACATGTAAACCTTTTTTTTATACGAAAAGTAATATATACTCATTGGGGTAAACAACAGGAGTAACAATGATATTAAATCAATACATTAAAAAAGAAGGGATATCAGTATCTAAATTTGCTGATAAATGCAAGATACCATTGCCTACCATGTCGAAGTATTATTATGGAGAGAAGATACCAAGACAAGAGAACATGATGAAGATTTATAAGCAGACAGAGAAGAAAGTAACAGCTAATGATTTTTATGGAATAAAGTAATGTCTTTTCAATCAATGGCATGGGCAGTCAAACAAAATACTAAGAACAGTATTAGCAAACTTATTTTGCTTATGTTGGCTAATTATGCTGATGAAGAACATGCTTGTTATCCAAGCATCACACACATTGCAGAGTTGTGTCATTGCTCAGAGAGAAGTGTTAAGAGACATATAAAAGACTTACGAATAAGAGGGTATATTAAGATTGGTAAAATAAAAGGCAGAGTGAATAATTGTAATAGATATATTCTTGGTAGTGCCAATGCGACACTAGTGACAGAAAGTGCAATCGGTAGTGACACAGTTGCCCACAATACTAATATAAAGCAAAGCAATATTTTAAATAAGGTTAAGAAGAATAAAAACTTCTTAGCAGGATAATACAATATGACTAATGCAAAGCATTTATTACACAGAACATTAGACATAGGAAGTGGGTTAATTTTATCAATAATTATACAAATACTTATATTTCCTATGTTTGATATTTATATAAATGTTTGGGAGATGTTTCATCTTGCATTGATATTTACATTCGTAGGAATTACAAGAAGTTATTTATGGAGTAAATATATTTTCAAATACAAATAAGTGAGTTTATAGAAGGAGATGATATGAAAAAGATTGAAGGGGTATATAGAGCAAAAGATTTAACAGAAGATATATGGGCTTTGTATAATGGGAAATCACAAAAAAGATATTATTGTGGTTTCAGTTCGATTGATAAATATTTTAAGATAATAAAACCTTCTTTTAATTTATTTACAGGAACACCTAATTCAGGTAAGTCTAGTCTCACATTAGAGATAGCATTGAGAACTGCAAGAGAACATGGTTTTAAGTTTCTTATATTCTCACCTGAGAGTTCTTTAGCTGTGAATCTAAAAAGATTAGTAGAGAAATATTGTCAGAAACCATTTGATATTATGTTTCACAACAGAGCAGATGAGACAGAAGTATTAGAAGCTATAGAATTTATACATGAGCATTTTCTTTTCATTGACAAGAAAGAAGATAGTCCTGATATAGATTGGATACTTGAAAGAGCAAGATTAGTTCATAAAGAATTCGATATCGATGGCATGATACTAGACCCATACAATGAGATTAATCCTGAGAGAAATAACATCAGAGAAGATGAACATATCTCATTATTGATATCTAAGATAAAAAGATTCAACAGAGAGACACATACCTTCACATTTATTGTGGCACATCCTACTAAGCAGATTAGAGGTGCAGATGGATTATTCTCAGTAAATAGCCTTTATGATGTAAGTGGGTCAGCACATTGGAATAACAAGACAGATGTTGGGGTTATTGTTACAAGAGACTATGAGAATCAATGTACCAATGTAAGGATTTGTAAGATAAGAGAAATCGATGTACAGGGCAACATTGGTGAGTGTACTATCCGATGGAACAACAGTACCAAGTGTTTTGAGGACATTTCTACCTTCTAAAAATAGTCAAAATTAAATGCAAAAAGGCTTGATATATACTTTAAGTATGTAATAATACTTATATAGGGTAATGAAACCTTAGTAAACAAAGGAGAAACAGAATGGTAACAGTTAAACTAAAAAACTTACAAGCTGACAAAATAGAATCTTTATTATGGGATGAGTACACAGTTCTTTCCGACAACAATGAAGATACATCTAATGTTTTAGATATGTTAAAAAGACTTGGTGCTTACATCCCTAATGACTTAGATAATTAATTAAAATAGGAGAAACATAATATGACAAACATGAGAAGAAAAAGAATGAAAGAAAGACAACAAAGAGTATCTGATAGATTTCAGTCTGAACAAAAGTACATAGAGAAACTATTAGATAGAATAGAACTTAAAGCAGAAGATTATACTTGTCCTGAACAAGAGGGTCATTGGTGCTTAGAATCCACAGGTGATAGACCATTCGATTCATACCCTGATGAACAAGATTATCATGTTGAAGACAGGTTCAGAAGAAGATACAAATTACCTGTAATGTGGTTATCTATTCTAAAGAGGAAAGGTCTACTTGATAGACACTACATTGATGATGGAACACTACATCTACACTTCACAAGCAAATGCAGACTAGGTGGTGTTACAGAATAGTTCACAATTCTAAGTGCAAGAAAGAGAGCAGTCAGAAATGATTGCTCTTTTTTTATTTTTACTGTATAAAAAAGGTGTATGCCAAAACTAGTAGACAAGAATCAAGAGACAGCAGATACAATAGAGAGACTTTCAGGTCTTGGATTAACACATGAGCAGATAGGATATGTGGTCAATCTAAGCAAACCAACCATGTATAAGTATTATCATGAAGAACTTAAATCAGGTAAGGCTAAAGCTATAGCACAGATTGCTACTAATCTTTTTCAAACAGCATGTGGTATTGGTAGAGATGCTTTAGTTGCTCAGATGTTTTTCTTGAAGACACAAGCAGGTTGGAAGGAAACTAACATAGTAGAAGTGGAAAACATTACTGAACAAGATGATAAATTTAGAAAGCTCATTACAGAAATTCGAGACACTAGACCATCAGAGAAAGATAGCATCGATTCTATTAACTGAGTGGTATCGGCACAAAGCTAGAGAAAATCAAGTTGTCAATGAATCTGACCAATACAATATACATTTATTCTTAGCAGGTAGAGGTTGGGGTAAAACCTTGACAGGTGCTTATGATATTATTCAATACTGCTTAATCAATCGTGGTGTCATGTGTGGTGTGATTGCACCAACCTATGGTGATTTAAAAAGAGTTATCTTCTCAGGTGATTCAGGGTTTATGAATATCATCAACAGAGATTTACTTGGTGGTGCAGGATATAACAAGTCAGACAATGAGATAACATTTTACAATGGCAGTAAGATTATTGGATTCCCTGCTATAGAACCTGACAGACTTCGTGGTGTTCAGTTTCACAGAGCATGGTGTGATGAACTTGCATCATGGAGATACAGAGAATCATTTGATAACCTTATGATGGCATTGAGATTAGGACAGAATCCTAAGTGCATTATCACAACAACACCAAGACCAACAAGACTTATCAAAGAACTTGCAACAAGAAGTGATACTGAAGTCATCAAAGGCAATACATTCGAGAACATAGATAACCTAGCACCATCAGCAGTTGCTATGCTCAAAGAACGATATGAAGGCACAAGGATTGGAAGACAAGAACTTTATGCAGAGATACTAGAAGATGTAGAAGGTGCATTGTTTAATCATGGGCTAATAGATGATGCAAGAGTAAGAGAAGCTCCTGAGCTAGAAAGAATTGTTGTAGCAGTAGACCCTGCTGTAACATCAACAGAGACATCCGATGAGACAGGCATAATTGTTGCAGGTAGAGATAAGGACAATCACTTTTATATTCTACAAGATGCTTCACAAGTAACATCACCTGATGTGTGGGTTAAAAAAGCAATAGAGTTATACAATCGTTACGAATGTGATAGGATTGTAGCAGAAGTAAACAATGGTGGAGATTTAATTGAACGACTTTTACGAACACAAGACAGCACAGTTCCTTACACAAGTGTTCGTGCTACAAGAGGAAAACAAATTAGAGCAGAACCAATCTCTGCATTGTACGAACAAAACAGAATACACCATGTCGGGTATTTCAAGGATTTAGAAGAACAAATGTGTCAATTCACAGGAAATAATGTAAAATCTCATGATGACAGGGTGGATGCTTTGGTATGGGCTATAACAAGTCTGCAAAGCTCAGGTAAAGCAATTTTTAGGATAAGTTAAACATGGGATTATTTGATAAATTTTTTAAGGCAGAAGAAAAACCAACACAAAAAAAAGAAGCACCTAAAGTTATGTTTAACAAACTTGATGCTTACTCATCTAAGACCAACAGAAGATACAAAGACTATGCTAAAGATGGCTACCAAGAAAATGCCATTGTGCATAGATGTGTTCAGCTTATCTCTAACTCTGCATCAGCAGTAAAACTATGTGTCTATAGTGGTGATACAAAACTAGACAATCATGAACTTATATCATTACTAGACAGACCTAACCCATTGCAATCAGGTGTAGAATACTTTGCATCACTATATTCTTATTTACTAATATCAGGTAACTCGTACATTCTGCGAGATACAGAATCATTTACACCACCAAGAGAATTATATTTATTAAGACCTGACAGAATACAAATCAGGGCAAGTGAATCAATCATACCGACAAGCTATGACTATGTTATCGATGGCATAGTTAGAAATACTTATCCTGTAGACCCAAAGACAGGTAGTGGACAAATCAAACAGATTAAACTGTGGTCTCCACTAGATGATTTTTATGGACTATCACCAATCGGTGCTAGTGCTTACAACATTGACCAACACAACCTTGCAGGGATGCACAATGTGGCACTTCTTAAAAATGGGTGTACTCCGAGTGGTATGCTTAAATTTGAACCCACAGATGAGACAGGGATGTCTACTCAATTAACAGATGACCAACGAGCTAGATTGCTAGAAGATTTAGAGTTTAGGTTTCAAGGAACTCATAACTCAGGAAGACCGATGTTACTAGAAGGAAACTTCTCATATCAGCAATTAGGCTTGAATCCAAAGGACATGGATTTCTTGGAACTCTTAAACTTATCTGCAAGAGAGATTGCATTGTGCTTTGGTGTACCTGCTCAACTTATCGGTATACCTGATAGCCAAACTTACTCAAACATGGAAACAGCTAAACTTGCATTGTATGAAGAAACAATTCTACCTTTACTTAGCAGAGTTGAATCAGACTTAAACGAATATCTTGCACCACTTTATAGTGGAGACATATCAATCAGATATGATTTAGATTCTATTCCTGCTATGGCAGAGAAAAGAAGACAAATCTATGACAATGTTACACAAGGTGTTCAAGCAGGTATCATTACTCGTAACGAAGCAAGAGAAAGATTAGGACTAGAAGAAATATCAGGTGGTGATGACTTATACATTCCATCTAACTTATTCCCAATCGGTGAGACAGAAACATCACCTGAAGATAGTGCCAAACCTGTAGAGGTTGATGAAGCAGAAAAATCTTATGAAGATGTCTATGGAATCAAAGCAGAAACATCTAAGGATGTATTTACTACAGAAGAAGAAGCAATAGACAGAGCAGAAGAAATAGGATGTGTAGGCACACATTCACACGAGCAAGATGGCAAAACAATCTATATGCCATGCAGAACTCATGCAGAGTACAACAGGCTAACAGAAGAAGAAAAAGCATTAGCTGATTTAGATTTAACACCATCAGATTCAATGGTTACAGAAGCAAAGCGAGGATTGGATTGGAGAAAGGAGTTCAATAGAGGGGGTACAGCAGTCGGTGTATCAAGAGCAAGAGATATTGTAAACAAAACAAGACTGTCTCCGATTCTAGTTCTCAGAATGTTCTCATTCTTTTCAAGACACGAAATAGACAAACAAGCAGAAGGATTTGACAGAGGAGAAGATGGCTATCCATCAGCAGGAAGAATAGCATGGGCATTGTGGGGTGGTGATGCAGGATTCTCTTGGGCAAAGACTAAAAGAAATCAAATCATGAGAGAGCAAGAAAAGTCTGATGATTTTGAATACATAGAAGAAGCATGTATAGAAGTTAAAGCATACAACGATGATGAAGAAGATGAGACTAAAGCACCAAGTTTGAGTGCATCAGTCAAGAAAGGTTTGCAAGGTAAAGTTGATAAACACAACGAAAAACATGGAGATAAAAAAGGTAAAAAGGTAACTCTTAGAATGTTAGGTGCTGTTTTTAGAAGGGGTGTTGGTGCATATAGAAATAATCCAAGTTCAGT